CAGTAGCACCTGCCATCTGATTAGAGGCTGTAGTTGCCGATTTAGCTGTTGATTTTTGTTGTGAATCATAAGCAGAAAGAGCACCACTAACACCACTAAACGCTAATTTGATTCCACCAAATGCTTGCATCGCTACCGATATAGCAGAAGGTAACATTGTGCCAATAGATTGTGCCGCGCTTAAAACACCTTGTGTAAGAGATAGAAATTGTCCACCAGCAGCAGCGGCAGTAGCACCCAAAGCCGCTAATGGATTACGACTTGCTAATACAGCTATTCTTTGTAAGGCACCCATAAGACCGCCACCACTGCTACCACCAGCTCCACCACCACCTCCTAATGAACTTGTAAAGGTATTTACTCTAACCCGTACTGTTCTATCCCGTATAGTATCTAATCTAGCTTTCAGCCTATCTATTTCTGCTCGAGCACCGGCAGTATCTGCTCCAATAGTAATTTTATAACCAGATAATTCTCGTAACATTGCTTTAAGTTCCATAATTTTTGCTTTGGCTTCAGTAATATCAGCCGTAATAGTAATAGAATATCTATTAAGAGTTCTTACCATAGTCAAGACATCAGTTATTTTTCTAGTAACATCACTAGTATCTGCTGTAATTTTTATATTGGCACTCCTAGTTTTTAAATCATTTACTTTAGCTATAACATCATCCATTTTACGTAAAGCATTACTAGTATCTGCTGTAACTACTATATTAGCGCTCTTGCCCTGTAATCTATCCATCCTAGCTATAACTGCATCTAACTTAACAGTTACCTGGCTTGTATCAGCCGTTACTTTTATGCTAGCACTTTTAATTGATACCCTATCAATTAATGCACTAACATCAGCTAATTTTCTAGTGACTTCACTTGTATCTGCTGTTACTTTTATATTAGCACTTAGAGTTTTTAAACCATCTATCTTAGCTTTAACGGCATCTATTTTTCTAATAACATCAGTAAAGTCTGCTGTAATTTTTATATTAGCACTCTTAGTTGCAAATTTATCTAATTGAGTTCCAGCTTTATTTAATTGAGCCGTAAATTTAGTAATGTTCAAATCAAGAGTAGCTGAACCAGCACCAACACCACTAAGTTTTGTTTTTACATCTTGAATTTTTCTTTCAAATTCTTTAGTATCTAACAATACACTAGTACTACCACTACCAATAGATTCAAGCTTCTGCTTTATTTTATCTATCTTTAAATCAAAGTCTTTAGTATCTAACAAAATGCTAGATGTATTACCACCAAGGCTAGCAAGTCGACGTTTAATTTCATCTATACGCCTGTTACAGTCACTAGTGTTCAAAGTAAGAATAGAGCTAGTGCTACTAATTTGAGATAGACGCCGTTTCATATTATCTATCTTGCGGCCCATCTCAGAATCATTTAAACCTATAGTAACTTGAAACCTTTTATTCAAGTCAGCAAGTTTAGCTTTTACTAATACTAATTTCTTATCAAATTCAGTAGTATCTAAAGCAACTTTTGGACTATACTTTTTAGCAGTAAACTCATCTAATTTAGCTTTTACTTTACCTATGTCTGCTGTAACCTTAGCAACATTTAAAGTAAGTGCTGCATCATATTTCTTACTAGCAAACTTATCCAATTTAAGTTGTGCCGCATCTACCTTTTTAATTAGACCAGAGGTATCCGCGTCGATAATTGCATCAAGTCGCACTCTACTAGCCATGACGCGGATACCCCTTTATCTCTACCGACGTGAAGCCTTGGCTGTTTCAGCCCGTTGCTTCTCGTCTGCTTCAATTTGATAGTAAGCTATCCAGTGCACATACTCCTCATGAGTAAGTCCACCTACATAACTAATACAAGTTATTAATTTACCATCATCCATATACGTAATAGGAACTGGTGTACCATATAATAATTCGAATACAGTTCTATGTAAATCACGAGCTAGTCTATACAGAAACCGTTCCTCCGGGTTCAGTTGGAAATTTCTTTTGCACTGCTCTTAACTCTTTATCCCCGAAGTGAGATATCTCCATAATCTTCATAACAATTTTATCTAACGAACCAGCATATCCAGCAGAAAGCTTAGTATAAGCCGCATCATCAACAATAGGATCAAGCATACCATGCTGGAGAAGAAGTCGGTTAAGAACTTCCGCATCCACGTCTTCACCAACACCTGTCTTAGCACGCTCCCACAATTCCTTCTGTTCTAATTTACTGATACCTTGTAAGAGAACGTTACCATCCCATTCTTTTACTTCAAACTCAAGAGGTCGAATAGTAGAACGTTCTACTATCTGGTCAATGCTCAATGGACGTCGCGTAGCCATTACTCATCCTTAATTAGTATTTGATTAAATCGTGGCGCGAACAATAGCTGAAGTACACTGCATAGCAAAAGTCCAAGATGATACGTCACCAATACCGGCCGTTACCTGGTAAGAGGTAGGTACAGCAGAACCAGTAAATCGAATAAGTCCAGTCGTTGATCCCTGTGGATCATACTGAAAATTCACTGAAGCAGTACCCATAAGTGCAAACAAGACTGCATCTAAAGTGGGATCATAACGACCATCAATAGAAACAGTAGAGTCGGTAAGACCAGGAACATAAGTTTTGAAGAGGTTACCTAAAGTAGAAGTTTCAGCAGTATCAGAAGTCTGTGGAAACTGAATGTTCATAATGAAAGGAGAACGATCTACAATAACTGTTGGAGTACCAGCAGTACCAAGTCCAAATTTTGCCTTACTCCCGTGTATAAACGCCACGCTAGTTCACCACCCTTATTAGAGTCGAACAACTATTAATGAAAAGGTTCCTGTTCCCGTCCACAAGGATCGTGTATACCGCCTCAGCGTGGCCCCTGTAGCGCTCGTGAGACGCTGTGCAGCACGAGTATTAGCAGTGACCGTAGCGAACGTGCCTCCCGCCACATCAGCCCACACAGCATTATCTGCCGAATCTTGTACTTTTACAATAAGTGAAGCATTAACATCTATAGTTTGCATATAAGCAGACCAACCACCTGTAGACGCAGCTCCATTATCAATACTAGTAGCATCATTACCAGGAGCAGCTTCATTCTGTAATATATGATGTACTACTCCAATTTCCTGCCCCATATCATTTTGGCCTTGAAGTGATACAGTTGAAACATCGCCAATACCAGCCGTACTTTGATAGCTGGTAACTACTGAAGCAAACCCAGCACCTCTACTACCATAAGTATCACCTTGTGGCATAAACGAAAATATATCATCAGTAGTACCAGCTAATGCAGTACTAAAGACTTGATCTATAGCATCAGTAGCACCATCAAAGATGCCATCCGTAGTAAGCGTGCCGTCCTTTAAACCTGGTGTATAAGTCTTGAATAGATTGCCAAATGTAGAAGTTTCAGCAGTGTCTGTGGTATAAGCAGATTGAAAGTTACGCAAGTATATAGAGACATTGTAACCATTAAGATATACCTTAGCCTTACTGCCGTGACTAAATGTCATATCAGTACCCCCCTTCCATATCACTTACAGCAGTATCTACAACAAGAGCAGGAGCTTGAGGCACAACATAAGCATTAGGATTATATAATTCTACCGTACCATCAGCTATTTCTTGCTTCATAGACTTGTCAGGTAAACTTATTATATCTCCTTTCTTAGCCCGCACCTCATTACCGTCAGGGCCAGGATAGTTAATACCATCAGCTATAACACGTAAGTTGCTCATGGTGATGCCACCCCACTTAATTCTTTTATAACATTGAAATCGACAGAAAACATCACCCTGTCTTGAGCATCTGCCGGTAATGGCATAGGAGTAGAAACAGCTTCAATACGTAAATATTTAGTTCCACTCAATGTAACATCGGTTATATTATCAAGTACATTAACTATACGTTCTAACATATCTCTAGTAGACGCATAATTAAATTCAGCATCTCTTATAATTACTTGAAGACGAGGATTCTCATATCGACGTTTTCCTCCACCTAATAAATATCCTCCAACACCACCAGGATATTCATATAACGCTATAGCAAAATCTGGAGTCTCAGTCATACGTCCTGTAAATAGATTGGTACCAGATATCAAATGAGGTGTAACAGCACCAAAAAATGTTGCTGTTAAATACGTTGCCACCTCATCTAGCATCATGCTTGATCCCAGGCTTTCTTTATTTTATATCCCACTATCCTCTTCATAGAACCATCAGCTCTAGAAAATTCATTTACTGCTGGTACCTCTAAATACTTATAACAAGTAGGAGGCTTATGCTTATTACCATGACCCCACCTACCACCAGTATCAGGCGGGATTTCATGTACATATATAGCGTAATCATGTCCACTTTCATTTAAAGTAGTACCTAATCCACCGTATTTTATAGTTATCTGTATTCCATCCCTACGCTTTACTTTTTCCTCACGTCCAGATTTAGCTAATGCTAGTGTATCTTTTGGAACGAGAAATTGTGATCTATGGTAAATCCTAGACGATACAGTATTAGCAAATTCAGTATTACCTGTTTTAGCAGCAATTTTTACACGACTAAAAGCATCATGCAAAGATTTAGCCTGCATTTTATTCCATCGTATACTAGCAGTATCCCTCATAAAAAATTCACCTCTACAGAATGTATTGCTCCATCACTACTATCAGGCCAGGTAGTAACAGCAGCTACTTTTCTTGTAGAACCACCATATTGACTAGGTAAAGTTATTTTATCGTCTGGTGCTATCATAACTCCATCAGTATTTATAAATGCAGTAGTTGTTGAAATAACCTCTTCTTCTTGAGTACGTACTAATTTAACCTTATCTATAATAAGAGCTTTCCACGGACCTTGAACTATTGAACTATATATAGGAGTACTATACGAATCACTACCAGTTTTTACATTTACGGTAACTGTATATGGCATCAATCTATCAAATATTTCATGTGTTGCTGAAGGCATAATTACCACCACCAACGACTATTATTATTATATAAAGAAGTAGATACTTCACGATTTTCAAACATCCTAGACCGCATATACATAGCTGGAAAACTCATATCTTGTGCAAGTTCTTCTATATCAGCTATACTAACACCAGGCAAAATATCACCTATGTTAAATATGCTGTGCTTCATACCTAAATTTCTAAGATGTTTAGCTAGATCGGCCCACCCTTTCATAACAGCACTACTATCTGTAGAGAGCGGGCCGACCGTAACTCTGCCTATAAGAACAATATAAGAACTTGATAAATTTTCAGCACAACCAGCACCCGCTAAATATATATTCTGACCATCTATATCTAATGCAAAAGTTATCTCAGAATCAGTAACAAGCGTATCCACTTTTGTTCCACCCAGCAACCACCTGACCTGTTGCAAGGCCGAAGTACCTAGCTGAGTCGAATCATACATAAGTGGATCACCTCCCTACTTAACGCGAAATCTTTGGTAAGTAGTTCCAAGAGCAACAGCAGGCTTAGCCTTATAAAAGGGACCATTCTCATGACGGACAAGAAGGTCTACATTATCTCCAGTATTATCAACAAGAACAACTGCATCGAACCAACTACCTTCACTAGTTCGATATTCGACTACTTTTCCTACTGCATAAGATGCCATCACTCCTCCTAACTGACAACGCCAGAAATGAAAGTACCAAGGTCAGTAGCAACAGTCTTAAGTGAGAAAGCCATTTCGCCCTCAATACGCTCTGAAGCGTTAGCTTCCATACGGAAACGCTTCATACGAGTACCAAAAGCAGAAGCTCCCATATAACCATTCCAAGAAAAAGTATAACCAGCACTAGGCTGTTGAAGTCCAGGGCTAGGATTAGAATAACAAAGGAAGGCATGTTTACCAACCATGAAACTAAGACTAGCAGGACTAGGATTAACTGCCTCAGTAGCAGTATTCTCCGTAGCCCATGCAATAAGAACATTATCGATCCCAAGAGCAGAGGCAACTAATGCCTCGTCCAAGAAAGCACCACCAGGACGAGTGTACTTAATACGATCTATAATCTCAGCATGGTTCTTTAATACAGGCCAAACACGAGCACCAATTACTAAAGTGTTAGGCTTAAATCCAGTCTTCTCTTTCATATTTACAACTTGTGCATAAATATCTTCCATCGGAGTAGATCCAGCAGCATCCCACTGCTTAACTTGTCCTGAAGAAGGAGAACCAGAAACACCAGTAAGATCAGTGTCCCAAATACCAGTAGTAAAGTAATTGCTTAACCATAATTTATCGCGCTTACGCATAAGCTGGTCAGTAACAAACTTAGTAGCATCCGCATCAAGCGAGAAAATACTATCTGCATTCGCACGAGTCTGATCATCAATATCCTTATGCAACGCATAGACGTCAGCATAGTAGCTATCAGTCGTTACGTTCCAACCAGACCCGACCGACTCAGCACCAGGAGCGCGCTTCTGTGCGTCAGTCCTAAACCAGTCACCTTTATTATACTTCCAATACAGATCAGATTGTTTCATAACTGGTACATTCTTAAAAACTTTATCAGCAATATATTCAGTCTGATCAGCAAAATAGGCAATAGATAGGTTAGATAATGGAACATTTACATGAAGATCGCTGGGGGTTGGATTAGCCATCCTAATTCACCACCTTTCTTTTAGGAAATTTTTCCGTGACTAAGAAGCATGGTAACTATATTTCCAGCAGTAGAAACAGTATCTAATGCAATACCATAATACTCATCACCAGAAGTGGTAGTAGCAACAGCCTGTCCACCAGTCGTGGGCTTTAACTTATCTCCAGCAGTAATAGCAGCAGATGCCACGATACGAGTAATACCATCTACAACAATAGTAGCAGCACTACCAACGCGGTTAGGCTTATTCTGAAGAACACCAACTACTGGATCACTGTGAAGAGTAGACACATCCACCCGTTGCGCGACAGTAGTCTTCTTCAAGAAACAAAACTGATTAGAAGAAAGATCAACAGCAGCTTCTTGGGTAAAGATAAAATCTGGAGCTTCCCCAGCCAAAGTACTCACATCCTTTCAAATTACTTAGAGTTCGCCTCGTTGTAAAGTTCAGGATTAGCAGTAAATACTGCCTGCATAGCCTTTGCTTTAGCAACTTCATCACTAACACCATCAGTCTTAAACTTCTCTACTTGCTCTTTAACAGCCTTCTCAATCTTGTCACCTATATCAGATGCAGGACCGCCACCAAGGCCAGCAGCTCTAAAGAGATTGGAGTCTTTAGCAACAAGTTGAGCAGCTTCCATCTGAGCCGCAAAAGCCTTAGCGGCATCTTCGCCAATCGACTTTTCTACAGCCCTAAGATTAGCACCAATTTCTTCAGGCTTACCTGGAAGATGAGTCCAGGTCTTTGCAACCGCTACCCATTTTGCAGTTTCTTTTTCCTCTTTACCCTTTTCAATTTCAGCAAGAAGATTAGCCTGAGAACTAAGAAGTGTCTTAAAAACTTCCTGAACAGCGGGATCAGTAATACCCTTTATAACTTCAGTAGGATCTTCAGTTTCCGCAGACTTCATAGTAGTAG